ATCCGACTAGCCAGTTTTCTACAACTCCTGGCACGGCAATAGTACCTTTGATTCGCAGCATCTTAAAGTATCATCCTATGGCCGTCGTCCCCTCGAATCCCGATCGCTTTAGTCGGCTGCTGCCTAATGGTTCGTCAGATGCCGTTTCTATGACTGGTGTTTCTACTATTCCTCAGCTTGCTATTGCTTCGCGTTTGCAGGAGTATAAAGACCTTCTTGGCGCTGGCGGTAATCGTTATTCAGATTGGCTCGAAACATTCTTTGCGTCTAAGATAGAACACGTCGATCGTCCTAAACTCTTGTTTAGTGCCTCGCAGACTGTTAACGTTCAGGTTGTTATGAATCAAGCCGGATTTAGCAATTTTGGAGGAGATTCGTCGATGGGTCCTCTTGGTCAGCAAGGCGGCTCGATCGCGTTTAATGCCCAGCTTGGCCGTTCCCAATCGTATTACTTTCGCGAACCCGGCTATATGATTGACATGCTTAGTATTCGTCCTGTATACTATTGGGCTGGCATTCGACCTGATTATTTGACTTATCGCGGTTCTGATTATTTTAACCCTATCTACAATGATATCGGTTATCAGGACGTTTCTACAGATGTTTTTGGCCAGTCTACTTCTGTTTCTTCTATAGCCAAGGAGCCGTGTTACAACGAATTTAGGTCGTCGTATGATGAGGTGCTCGGACAACTTTCGGTATTTTCCGGTCCCTCTGGTACTGGCTCGGTTCCTCTTTATTCTTATTGGGTTCAGCAGCGCTATTCTTCGGCTCTCTTGAAAGGGACTGCGCTTCCTTCTAGTTATGTCGCATCTCTCCTTTTTGTTGATATGCCGCAGGTTAATTCTCCTTTCTTGTCGAATGTTGAGGATAACTTCTTTGTGAATCTCTCCTATAGCGTGCGCAAGAAGAACCTTGTTAACAAAACATTTGCGACCCGTTTATCTAATCGTTAATGATAAAATTATTTCACCTATGGCACTTGATTGGCTTTTAGAGGATCCTCCTCAATACGTTTCCCGTGGACAGCGAATTATGTCTGTCCTCGATGGTTCCGGCACCGTTGACGTTTTACCCGGTCGTCCGGATGTGACAGCTGAGCCCTCTGACTTTGAGAAGGGCGAGAAGTTCAACCCCGAAATCGACTTCGACCCTAACTCATTTTCTCGTATGGATAAGTTTGATGGTCTCGAAGTTGGCCAGGAACTTATTGATTCAGAAATAGATCGGTCGAAGTCTGCTTCGAAGTCTATTACCTCTGAAGAAAAATAGTATATCCTTTACTTGACGATATATGCTACGTGCGCGGACCCCTTCTGAAAGAGTTCGTGAATTGCTGAAGGTTATTGGTAACGACTGCAGGAGAGGCCGCGCATTTTTCTATCGTTCTTTAATTTTTATTTCTATGTCTGATACTAAACAACCCTTCTATAAGTCGAAGGCTTTTTGGACACTTGTTTCGTCTATCGTTGCCGCGCTGGCTGCTTTTTTTCTTGCTTCGTGTTCAGCTCAAGCTAGAATGCAGCGTAGTGGCGTTCACATCGATACTGTGCGTGTTGATTACATTATTCGTTCGAACAATTTAACTAATTTGTAGCATGTCTGCTCCTATTGCCGCCGCCGGTGCCACTGCTTCTTTCGGTCGTGCTCTTGGTGAATCTGCCGCCTCTACTGGAACTACCGGTCTTATTAATGGTTTTTTAGGCCAGCTTTTTGGTGGCATGAACGCTCGTCGCCAATGGCGTTTTCAGCAAAAGCAAATGAAGCTTCAACAGCAGTACGCGTTGGAGCAAATGCAAAAGCAGTCTGAACTTTCCTACGCTAATTGGCAAAAACAGTTCGACTACGAGAATGCTTATAATGATCCTTCGAAGGTTTTCGATCGTTATTTGAAGGCCGGCGTTACGCCCGCTGCCGTACTCGGTTCTTCAGGTGTTGGCGTCAATGCTACTATGTCGGGAGGTTCTGCATCTATGCCTTCTGCTTCTGGCCCTTCTGGTAGTACTCCCGTCAGCCCTGGCGCCTTTGTTTCTGGCGATCCTACGGCCGTCGCTCAAAATATGATTGCGCAGTCTACGGTTGACCGCAATTCCGCTGCCGCTAATCGCGACAATGCCGAGGCTCAATCGATTAGCGATCAAAACGTCGGCCATCAGCTGTATACTCTCATGGCTCAAACTCGCGTAGCTCTAGATCAGGCTGCTACTAAGCATAATTTGGCCGTTACTGATGTTCTTAAGGTACAGGAAAGTCTTGAAAAGAATGCGCTTTTTATCTCTGATGCTACCCTTTTGAGCGCTATTGATGAAAAAAAGAATCAAGCTGCCTTAACTGCTGCGGAGGTTCGCCGTTTGGGTATTGAGAACGAGCATTTAGGTGCTGTTATGTCTGCTCAGGCCTTTATGATGAATACTCAGGCTGCTCTTAATCAAGTCCTTGGTGAGCAAGCTCGTGAGGTCATAGAGTCTTTGCGTCTAAACAACCTCGATGCTGCCAATGAACTTGCGCGCAATTGGGATAAGCGTTTTGAAGTTGAAATTCCTAATCCTCAATATTCGGCGAATCTTAGAAGCGGAAATCCTATTACTCGTGGCAATCCTGGTCCTCGGTCTTTTAAAATTTCGATGTCTCTCAAGGACTTCTACGACAAGACCGCTATAAATGAAGCGAATGCTTCTGATTTTCTCCCTGAGCAAGCTCGGATTGCTCTTCGTAATGCCAAGGTTGATCCGTATGTTGAAATTTCCAAGGCTTTGGTTGGTGCGGCCGCCAGTATCGCTGGTGCAGGTATAATTCGCGGAGGTATGTCGCGTGCGGCTAGCACCATCTCTGCTGGTGGATCTTCGAGTAATTCCACTGGCTCTTCACTTACAACTCGTTACGATTCGAAAGGAAATCTTGTTGGTTATGCGAAAACAGAAATGAATCGTAGCGGTTATTCGAGTACGTATAATCATGCTCGTAGAGTTAGGTAAAATTATTGTTTTTTTTCTTGCATTTTTAATTTTTATTTTTTATATTTGCGTTGTAAACCAATAACCCTATTATTATGAAAAGAGGCAAAATCGATTCTCGACTTCTTATTTTGGACGTCGCTGATTATTTGTTCGTCGAATGGCTTATTCGTCATGGATACTATTCGAAATTTATCGCAAACCTCCCCAAAGACTCTGACTTTTTTGACCCTCGGGAAATCATTCGCTCTTATCTCCGTGAGATTTTACGCAGCAAATCCTTGACGCTTCGCAATGCAATTTCTGTAGCTTTTCCGTTTGTTCTTACGCCTCAAGGTCGAGCCTATTGGTGCTCTGTCGAGCGAGAATGGATAGACTTTCTTGAAAGATTTGATGTTGAACTTTAATTTTTTTCCTCTTATGTCACAGATTCATGTTGTTATTCGTCGGATTAATCCGGCTCTTAAAATTGACCTTATCCAAGTAGGTCATATCGAAGACGGTCAGTTTAAACCTCTTCCTCTTGACTCTATTGCGAGTTTTCCTATTTCGCCCTTTCTGGAGAGCTCGAGTATTAGCGATTCGCTCTATATTGAGCATTCGAAACTCCCCGACATTATTAATGCCTGCGGACGTCTCCCCGGCTTTAGCATTGAATTCTTTGACAATACGATTGTCGTCTTGTTTGACTTCAACATTGATTGCTATGAAAGCACGTCGAAAGAAGAAGGGAAAGGGAACTAAAATAGTTACCCGCCCGCTTGGTGGAAGAGTTCTTTAACTCGTTGAGCCCCAGGAGATTGCTCATCTCCTGCGGGTTTTTTTATTCATCGGTTAATACAAGGTAATATTTTCAGATTATGGATAATTTTGATTTTAGACCTAGATTTTCTCTTGTTGTTAATAGTATTATTCATCGTTATTCCGTTGGCGCTTATCGCGGTAGAAGGCGAGTCGTTATCGCTTGGTTCGCCGATGAAAGCGCTGCGAATGATTATCTTGTTCGTTGTCGTCGTACTAATCCCTATATTAAGTTTGATTGCCTTAAGAGTCTTTTTTAATGCCCTGTTTATCTCCCATATGGATACGAAATCGCCGTTATTTCGATAAGAAAAACCCTTGTCGTAATGGCTCTGATGTCGCTAAGTCTGCTTTAGCCCTTCGCCCCTGGGATATCGCCCGCCAGTGGCTGATGGTCCCCTGCGGAAAGTGCGAAGATTGCTTGCGTCGTCAGCGTAATGACTGGTTCGTCCGTCTAGAGCGCGAGCTTGCCCGTTGTAAGGTTGATAACCAGCAGGCTATTTTTATTACAATAACGATTGCTCCGAAGTATTATAACGAGGCCTTACTCGACCCTTCTCGATTTATTCGCCGTTTTAACGAGCGTCTTCGTCATAAGCTTGGCCATTCGTTTAAGCATGCCTTTTTTCAGGAGTTCGGCACTCACCCCCAAACGGGAAGTGAACCTCGATTGCATTTTCATGGCTTTCTATTTGGCACAAACGTTCTTTACAATACTATTCGTTCTGCTGTTCGAGATCTTGGCTTTGTGTGGCTAGCGAAGGCTACCCATAAACGCGCTCGTTATTGCGTTAAGTATGTTACTAAACAAATTCAATTCAATCCCGAAGAAATTTCGGATAAATATGTTACTGTAGATGGAAATGTTACACCTTTATCTTGCCTCCTCCAACATCGCCGTTATACGCGAAAATTCGTATCTGCTGGCGTTGGTGATTTTCTTGGTTATATGCCTTGCCCTTCTGCTCGTGTTTCGTCGTGGTCTTACTTCGATTTTGAGAAGTGTATCAATTATAATTACTCGATTCCTCGATACTATCTTAAGTATCTCAAACCGGAAGACGACGTTGTTCGCTCGATTACCGCTGCTGATTCTTATGCACGTTTTAGCAAGTCTCCTCTGGTTAAGCGTATTGTGTCTTTGTGTGTTGAGCGGTTCTCCCTCAATTCCGCCGTATCCAGTAGAGCGTCGTATACGTGGGAGCAAAAGCAAATAATGCGCTTCTCTGCGTCTTCTCGGAAGATGCCCGATTTTGATCCCCCTACTTGGTTAGACGTGGATATTCTCCAGTTTTGGAGAGATCACTATAAACTTCAACTAATTATTTAATTTATGGGAAAACAACCTTTTATCTCTCATGCTGTAAATGGTTACTCTCGTTACGATGTTCCTGAGAGCAAAGCCTTTACGTGCACACCAGGTATCTTGTATCCGGTGCGAATTGATTTCATTAACGCTCGAGATCGCGTATCTATTGAGCAGGGTATTGACGTTCGCAGTAACCCCCTTGCTGTTCCGACGTTCAATCCCTATACTATTCGTTTGCATCGTTTTTGGGTGCCGATGCAGCTGTACCACCCTGAAATGCGAACGAATAGCAGTAAGTTTGACATGAATAGCGTTAGCTTCAACTGGATTCCGGCGCCCAGCACTCCGGCTGTTTCTGGCGTTGAGATGTTTAGTAAGCGTGGTGGTTACTCTAATTCGCTTTTTAATTGGCTTCGTGTCTCCGTTACGGAGCCCTCTCGGTTGCTTACCGACGCAGAATCTACAAGTGTGTCTATTCCCACTACTGGCAACTCGTCCGCTTATTTTAATTCTGATACTTATCTAGCGTATTGGGATATCGTCCGTAACTATTACGCCTACAGTCAGTGGGGTGTTTACTCTTTCGCCTGGCCTGGAACCTCCTATATTACAGAAGACGGTTCCGGCGCTTTTTCGTCGCAGCCTCTTCCACAAGCATCCTTTTTTGCTCAACGCTTCGGTAATGTTGAGTACCTCGACGCCTATTTTGAAAGCCAGTTTTACCCGTCGGCTCTTTCCTCGTCTAATAATTCTTATAATCGCGCCGCTCTTTACGGTCAGATTATTATGTCGGATATAGAAGGCAGTGGCGCTTCCGGCGATGGTTTCCCGGTCATGGCGTTGAGTGATTTGGCGGGTGATTTAAATCCTTATCCGACTAGCCAGTTTTCTACAACTCCTGGCACGGCAATAGTACCTTTGATTCGCAGCATCTTAAAGTATCATCCTATGGCCGTCGTCCCCTCGAATCCCGATCGCTTTAGTCGGCTGCT